AATCTTATGTACTTTTCTATTACCAACACCAGAGTTAATTTGCTTGCACGTTGGATTATATTTATAGGGTTTTTCTCTACCGTATATGAACGTATCAAGTTTATTAACGTTACAAAAATCGGCCCTTTGGCCTATGATCCCGCAGCAGATGAACGCGCAATTGGAGTTGGTTTAACTGATTACAAGAAAACACAGCACCCGCAAATCGTTAGGTACATGGTCCGTGAAGGCAATGAAAATCTCTACGAGCAACGTGAACTGTATGTTTCAATGACACAGGTAGCACAAATTTATGGGCTGCCTGCATTACATAATCCCTCATTAACAATAACCGAAGTTGATAACTTGGTAGAATTCAATTATAAGAATCTCCATGTGGTCAATCTCCCAATGCATTTAAACATAATGCATTCAGTTAACATGGATACGAAACTTTTCATCAAACTTTTGATCAGAAATGAGCGTGCACGTTGTCTTATCGGTGGTAGGACAACAAAATGCCACTCGCCCACCTTTTAAACAGAGAAAGGTGCATCGCATTTGGCTACAGAGCTGAAGAAACGAATGCGGTGCCGAAATGGGATGGTTTGGCCTTTAACAATAACGGAAAACTTGTTAAAATGGACCCGACCTTTAAACTTCTTCGCTTTATAGACACATCAAATATGCCGAGGCGGATAGTGATGGCGTCTTTGGGACCCCATGTGGATGGTTGTGCGATGCCACATCCTGACATGGCTGACTCAAAGACTGCCCTTGCTGGAGCTATGTACCGGTTTTGTCGACATATGCCAAAGAAATACGATCGGAAGAAGTTCCGAAATTTCGTAGATGCTTGGCTTGAGAAAAATATGGTTCCATTAGGACCGCATTCAGATACATCATTTGAAACTTGGATTAAAAACACCCCCTACACACAGGCACGAAAGGAGGAGTTAACCAGGAAGTACAATGAAATGAATGCCGTCTGGGAACGTCTTGGCGCCAAACAAACAGGCGTCAAGTCTTTTATTAAAGATGAAACGTATACTGCATTTAAACACGCTCGTGCGATTAATAGTCGCGCTGATGAATTTAAGTGCATAGTTGGACCAATATTTCAACTAATCTCTGACCAGTTATTCAGCCTTCCGTGGTTTATTAAGAAAATTCCTATCGATCAAAGACCGGAGTATATTCTTGATATGCTGCACGAAGTTGGAACCTGGTATATGACGACTGATTACACCTCATTTGAAGCCCATTTTGACAGGCAGATGATGACGGATTGTGAGATGCGCCTCTACAAACACATGACCCAACATTTACCAGAAGGTCAACGCTTTATGTCAACCCTATTCCATGTTCTTGCTAAATGTAAGAACCACATCACTTTTAAAAGCTTTACTGTAGAAATACAGGCTAAAAGAATGAGTGGTGAAATGAACACTAGTTTAGGAAATGGGTTTTCGAATTTGATGTTTATGTTGTACTTGACGGAGTGCAATGGAAACGAAAATGTGCGTGGTGTTATAGAAGGCGATGATGGTCTTTTTGTAATGTCTGGAAATCCACCAGATCCAAAGCGTTTTGCAGGCTTTGGTCTAGACATTAAAATAATAAATTTCGCTGATATAAATCATGCAAGTTTTTGTGGTATGGTTTTTGATCTTGATGAACGAAAGAACGTCACTGATCCCATATCAGAACTAATAAACTTTGCTTGGTGTAAGGCGGAATATGCAAAATCAAAAGCATCTAAACACAAGATGCTCTTGCGCTGTAAAGCGCTTTCAATGTTGTACCAGTATCCTAACTGCCCGATACTCACTACTTTTGCCCATAAGATGCTTCAGTTAACCTCTGGAGTTCACGTTGGGGCTTTCATTGAAACAACTAATTATTTCAACCAGTATGAGAAAACTTATCTCATGCAAGCCTGGAAGGAATGGCAGCTAAAGTCCCGTTTTTATTATAGGGCCAAGCAGAGAAATCTCTTGTCGCAACCTGGTGCGCAAACCAGAAGACTTGTTGAACAACTTTACGGAGTTTCTGTTCAGGATCAGTGCCTCATCGAAAAATACATCGATGAGATGACAGAGCTGACCCCGATCAGGTGCGAAGCTCTATCAAGACACTGTCCACGAGTAGCCAATCAGTATAATGATAGCTATGTCATAAGGCTCAATCCGCATTCGATTGAGTCTAGCTACCAATTTCAATGGCC